GTTCTACGGTCACAAGGGCGAATCAGGTCTCGCTATTGACGGGATCAGAGGCTGTAGTGCCGAACACCTCGTCGAGCATAGCATCGACCTCGGCATCGGTGGCGACTTCACCGCCGCCGCTAGCGGAGATGGCCTTGTCTGTCTCGGCCTTCGAGCGAGCGAGGGCCTTCTTCATCTGGTCGAGGGTCACTTTCTTGTTGTTCTCGGTAGGCATTTTGATTTCTCCTTTTCAAATTTAATTCGTGTCAGGCGGATACACTTCGCCGAGCATACGCTCAACATCTTCATCAGTTGCCTTGACGACGGATACAGTTCCGTCCTTGGCAACGTGCAGGCCGTCGCCGACCTTCATCACACCGAGCCGCGTCTCGGTGGCTGTAGGCAGCACATAGGCCCCACCTCCTTCCGGCGGCAACTTGTCGTCTATATTCTGAACAACGCCCAGCAAGGCGAGGCTCGCGGTAATGTCGGAGCTGGGGGGCTGCTCGGCGTACACTCGCAGCGCACCCCTCACGGTCTTGGCATATGTGGACAGATCACAGTCTGCCGCTACACCAAGATGCTCCGGCGCGATGGTCAGTAATGGAATCAGTTCGGGTTCGATGATCTCGTCGGAAATGTCAATGTAGACGGCACCGACGCCATCCTCGGTGGATTCCGCCCAACCTTCTGCCGGGATGATAATGTCCACCTTGGCAACAGCAGCAGAGGCGGCGACAATGTTCCCAAACTCTCGTTCAGTCTCCAGGAGCGTAAGGCTCGCGGTGATTGCAATGGTCGGAACAGTCTTGGCATAGAGGCGAAGCGCCCCAGGCATAGTGCGGCTTACCTGACAGAGACCGCAGCTCGCTGATTCCTCCAGGAGCTCAGGGGCTATCGTCAGGACCGGAACCATACTCTCCGTGATGTCCATGCTGGCAATATCCAGCATCCAGTCAAAGGCTCCGTTGGTATCGGTGTCGGCAATCCAGCCGGATACTGGGATAGTAACGTCCTTTTGGGACGCTCCAGCAGCGATGCCGCGGATGATTTTTGCCAGCTCTCCATAGGACACCAGGGCATCAGAATCAATGGTCGCCGTCACCTTATCCACGTCGCCAACTGCGGCGATGATGTCGAAGTGGGCCAGCTTGCCCACGATGGAGCTTGCAGGCCGAATCCACTCCGGCTCGTTCTCCAGGCAAAGGGCGGTAAACGAGACCTCTCCCTCGTCCGGGTCTTCAGCGTACAGGATGAGCCACGTTGCGTAGAAGCCCTCCTTCACATACGCGCTGTTGATCTGCACTGACACTTGGCACTCACCGTCTATCGGGTTCGTCACAGAGCTTATCATCGCGTCCATGACGTACTCAGGCGCTTCCTCCAGCGTCTTCGGCGTCAGATCGTCCGGTATCGTCCCCTTGCCAACGGCCACGCGGGTGTAGTGCATCTGGCACCGGCCAGCCAGGACCTTGGCGATGAGGGCAATACCTTTCAGACTGCCATAGCAGCCGTCCTCAAATCTTGCCACGGGTATTCCTCCTTTTTAGTCAATTCGTTTTGGCTTGATGTGGCTGTGCATATAGGCTCCGCCTTTACTGCCGCGCTGCACAGTACCAGAGGACCTGGAATCAGGCATAGCTCCGGTAACGGTTGGCAACAGGCGGTCGCCGTGGGACACGGGAACAGCAGTGCTAAAAGTCTTGTCCTCACCAACCGGCTGAGGGCTGAGAACAGGCTGCTCGACCGCAGCATGACCAACGTAAACGTCTGTCATGGCGGTCCGGTCCTCCCCGGTCGGTTCAAAGACAAAATCCGTCACAACGGCACCGCCATATGCAACAGGTACATCTAAAACGGCTTCCCGGTCTTGCCCTATCGGTAGATGGCGGTAGCATCTCCCGATGGCTCCGCCGTGGCTGATTGGCAGATCGTAGCGGTATGTACGGTATGTCCGTATATACAGCCGAAACCCGACACCGGCGGCGACGATGCGCTTAATAGCCCAGGCAATCGGCTCAATCAGGTCTTGCCGTTCTTGCGTCAGAAGCAGCCAATCTACATAGAGAAATATCTTGGCCGGGAACACATCCTCAAAGTCAATGTCCGGGTACTCCACGCCCAGCAGCTCGGCAGCGGCCTTTATAACCGTATCGGTATCACCGCCGGACAGTTGGGACATGACCTTTACCTTGATGGCGAGGCGGTACAGAGCATCGTTCTCGTTGAACCGGCGGACGCCCCAGTTAGCACCATACCGGTCCAGCACACGGCCTTTGGCGTGGTCTATGTCATCCCACAGCTTCACCAGCTCCGCCTGCTCCTGAACCATGTCCAGGCCCCAGGCGAACAGTGAGAACAGCTTGCCAATGTTCGTCTCCAGCGGGAGCCCCTGCTGGTGATTGTCGTAGTCCTTCCGGCTATACGCACTGGTCAGGGCGTACAGCATATCAGACAGATAATTCTTCACTCGACGATCACCATACTTTCATCGGTGACAGCCTTCTCCCGTGCCGCAATCTCGATGTTTTTCCAGGAGAAGGTCTCTCCATCACGGCTGAGCTGAAGATCGAAGTCTACAACTCCCGGCACCTTCAAAACGACGGTGGGTAACGTTACATTGATAACATCTTGCCCGATATTCAGTCCGCCGCGAGTGTTCACGCCGATATGTCGGATGATGGCGTCCTTTATTTGCTCAATGCCGTCCAGTGGAAACTTAACATCTGTTCGTAGGTTGAACACCTTGACCCACACACCAACAGGAGCCGGACGGCTGAAATGGACTTCGTAGATGCCGCCAGCAGCAGTAGGGACCGGGACCATCGTGTTGCCGAAGGTCTGGATGCCCGCGGCCTTCCGGCGGTAGATGGCTCGTGCAACGTCCTCATCAAGACCGCCATAGGCCACGATCTCAAAAGAGTGCGGAGGCAACCCGGTCTTGCTCTCAAAGTCTGTGTCGTTCTCCTCACCGGTAACGGCGATCACCGCTTCTGTGCTTCCCAAAACTTCTGCTATGATGGCGTCGATATTCACACCGCCAGCAAAGTCTACAGAGCGGTAATACCGCTCCCGAAACTCAGCGTCCGTCTCAGTATTGCGCCCACCCTCGAAGGGCTTGACGTTCGTTACTGACCGAACGCCCAGCTTCGGATTCGTGACGGTCTTTATCGTTTCCTCAGCGGTGTTCCCATCCGGGCCAGGAACAACAGCAGATGCAGGAAGCGTCACGCTACCGTCTATAATCACGCCTGCCGCCAGCGTGATATACTGGGTGCCCGCCGTGGTCTCTGCCAAAAAGCCTTCCGGGACTTCTACGCCGTCGTCGCCAGAGAACATCAGATACCCCATAGCCTTCTGAGCACCCAGCAACCGCAACCCTATCGCTCTGCCGAGGTTGTACAGGCTGGAGCCGACAGCCGTGTCAATGAAACGGCTGTTATAGACATCTTCCAGGGTGGAGAACAGAAGATTCAGCACCCAGGCGTATATCCGCAGGAAGATTCCCAACGGAGAGCGCACGGACAAATTGGCTTTGGAGCCGAACGTCTCCCGCGCTTTGTGCTCCAGCGCGTCCAGCAGCTCGGCGTAGGTAGGACGCCGGAAACCAGCATCAGTCAAGCCCCAGTCAGTCGCCTTCGCCATTATGCCGTCACCTCCAAACTGATTTGCTCACCGTCAACAAGGGTCGCAGAAAACTCGGCCGACACGCTCCGTCCATCGTAAGAAACTGTCAGCTCATCGACCCTCGCCACATCGGTCTCCTGAAAAATGGCTTCGCGGATAATCTCTTTGATTTCCTCAACATCAATCTCGTTCTGATTCGTGCCCATAATGCGCTCATACTCGGTTCCGTGCCCAGGGTCAGCGAAGAACTCCTCCTTCCACGTTATCAGAGCGTGGCGCACATTCTGTACCGTCGTATCGTGTGCGTATATCTTCTGGAAAGAGCCGTTCTCATCAAACACGAGGTCACGGCTCTCCGGGTCAATCAGCAGGGTCATATTCTCCACGGCGCCACACCTCCTTCCCGGTCAGCCGCCGATAATCACGTTCGGGCTTCCATCCTGCACAGCGCCGCCGATGGAAACCGCGTCACCGACGCGGGCGGCGGGTAGGCCGTTGATGTCCACTTTCGAGCTCCCGGCAACAATCACGTCCTGGTGCCCAGGGTGAGCCACGCACCCATGCGTCGAGTATAGGTCCGTCTGTCTGCCAGCACCGAGCCCGTTGATAATCACGTTCGGGCTGAAGGTCACGAGGGGAACCGGCGGGCAGGCGTCGTGACCAGTACAGTTATCGTTCTGCCTCGTAGCTGCTGGCATAGCGTACCTCCTAATTGAGATAAATCTTTCCGCCGGTCGTGACCTTCATATCACCTTCCAGCGTGATG